GATGATAAAGCGTTTGAAAATGCACTAGTTGACAAGCTAGGAAAAAATGATATAAAATGGGAGAAAGATGGATTTATAAGTAAATCTAAACTATGGCTAACTTACGAGGAGATCATAGATGCAAACGCAAGTAAGAGACCTTTACAAAATGAAGAGGGGTCTCGAAACAGAATGGGCGGTGCAACAGCGTGATAACCAAAGGTACACTTTGGATATGGTTAGAATTGACAACAAAATTAGAGACGTTGTTAATCAAATTAAACAAGAAGAAGCTAAAGTAGCCACTCTTGTTAATAAGATAGAGGACGCAGCACCCGAAGTTTCCGTAGCTACTTAGTAAAAAGCTACATCTTGGATAAATATCAAACCATATGACAGGCTCTCTTGCACTCTTTAAAAAATAAGAGTATAAGTTTTATACTGTATAATTAAACAGAACATAGACGCGTACAGTCGACGGCCTAGAGACTATGTTCGCAAAACTAGGAGGATATAATTATGGCAAATACAACGTTCAACGGACCGGTTCGATCAGAGAACGGTTTCGAACAAATAACAAAGAATGCTTCTACAGGCGCAGTAACGAAAAAAGCTGAGCTACATGAAGCAGGTAATGCATCAGTAACATCAAGTGATAGAGGTGGTGCATTATTATTAAACTCAAAAGCTACTGATGGTTTAGTTATGCAAACTTACCAAGCAAGTATCACTGTTGCTAACGGTGCTACAACTGGTAAAGAAGCATCAATCGGTATGCCAGCTAACTTTATGCCTATGGCAGTAATGGTTACTGTAGATACAGCATCAACAAATGCTGTGAACTTACAAGACATTGGTGATGATGGAGATACTGATTCATATTGCGATGGTTTAGCTATAGCTGTAAATTCTACTGGGTTCAAAGGTATCTTTGGATGTAATGGAGTTAGAGGACTAGGAACAGGAACAACTGGAGCTGTAACAACTGCTGATGAAGTAGAAGTTGTATTAAGCGGAGATCCAGGTGCAGCCACTTCCGTTTTAACTTTAACATTCTTAGGAATACTAGGAACACAAACTTTAGACTTATCTGTCTAATTTTATAAATTAATATGGGGCTTCGGCCCCATATAACTTAGGAGATAAATATGGCATCATCGGACCAAAAATTTACAAGGATAACATCTACCGGCCAAGTTAAAACTATTGCTGGTGGTTCTAATAATGTGGGTCCTTCAAGAATAACTTATATTCAAGCAAAAGGACACGCTAGTGGACAACTTACACTTAGAGATAGCGCAGATGATTCTGGAACTATACTTTTTCTAGCTCACTTTGGAACAGAAGGTTTAGACGTTTATGTTCCAGGAAATGGTATTAGATTCGAAACTACAATTCACGCAACTATATCTGGTACAGGTTCTGTTACACTTGGATATACTGGCTAAGGAGTTTAAATGGCTAATACGACCTCGGGTACTACAGTATTTGACAAAAATTTTTCTATTGATGAAATCATAGAAGATGCATACGAAAGAATTGGTTTTCAAGGAGTATCAGGTAATCAATTAAAAACTGCTAGACGTTCACTTAACATTATGTTTCAAGAGTGGGCGAATAGAGGATTACATTATTGGGAAGTTGGTAATAACTCCATTACACTTGTAAACAACCAAGCTGTCTACACAATTTTTAGATCGACGGGTGATGGAACATCTGATGCAACAGCTATTTATGGAGTTGATGATATATTAGAAGCAGTGTACAGAAACTCTTCTAGCGTTGATTCACCTTTAACTAAAATTAGTAGATCAACTTATCAAGCACTGTCTAATAAAACAGCCACTGGAACTCCTTCTCAATATTTTGTTCAAAGATTTATAGACAAAATTACAATAACTTTATATTTAACACCAGGTTCAGCTGAAGCAGGTAAGTTTTTAAATTTTTATTTTGTAAAACGAATTCAAGACGTTGGTGACTATACAAATGCTACTGACGTTCCATATAGATTTGTCCCTTGTATGGTTGCAGGTTTAGCTTTTTATTTAGCACAAAAATTTTCTCCTCAAAGAGGTCAGGAAATGAAACTATATTATGAAGATGAATTAAATAGAGCCTTAACTGAAGACGGCTCTTCTACAAGTACATTTATAACACCTAAAACTTACTTTCCGGAGGTAGGTTAATGGCTAGATTTGCATCCGGAAAATTTGCAAAAGCAATATCTGATCGTTCTGGTTTAGAGTTCCCTTACAAAGAAATGGTTAGAGAATGGAACGGTGCTTATGTTCATATTTCTGAATTTGAACCAAAACAACCCCAGCTACAACCACGAGCTACATCAGCTGATGCTCAAGCATTAAATAGAGTGAGACCAGCTAGAACAGAATTTGGTACACCTTTAGTTTTAAGAGATAATCCTTTTTCTACAACTTCAGGACAAGTTTCAGTCGTTGTATTTATATCAAATGATTCAGAAGGAATTGATAATAATCCTTTTCAAACAAATGATGCTATAAGATTTACCGATGTTAAATTAGCGGTGGGTGGTGTTTCAGTAGATAGATTTCAATTAGCAACTACTTTAAGTTCAAATTTAAATAGCACAGCCACAACTGTTTCATTGACTGATGCCAGTAACTTTCCTAGTAGTGGTTTTATCGTTATTGAAAAAGTTGATACCGAAGGTCATTTCGTTGATGAAACTATTCAATATACAGGTAAATCGAGCAATGATTTAACAGGATGTACTAGAGGAACCGTAGCTCCTCTTTATGGAGAAACAAGATCTAGCACCACAGCAGGTTCTCATAATTCAGGTGCAAAAGTTTTTGGATCGTATATAATTACGAGAAGAAACAATACGATGCAAGATGATGCTGGAGGAACTATAACTTATAGTTATGATTTTTCATTTAGTTTAGCATCAGCTTCATCTAACAATGATGTAGGAGGTGGTACATTGGTTTTTGCAGGACCAGTTAACCAAAGAGCATAATGGCAGGTATTAGTTACACAACTTTAGTTACACAAATTAGAAACTACACAGAAGTAGATTCGAATGTTTTAACAACTGACATTTTAGAAAATATTATTTTAAACGCACAATATAGAATTATGCGTGATGTTCCTATTGATGCAGATAGAAAACAACAATCAGGAAATTTAGTTACCGGTCAAGAAAGTATAAACGCTCCAGCGGGATCTTTATTTATTAGAGGTATTCAAGTTTATGATTCTACTAGTGCTACAACAGGAGCAAATACATATTTAGAAAAAAAAGATGTTACATATTTACAAGAGTATATTTCATCAACAGAGTCTGCTAAAAGAGGTAAACCTAAATACTATGCTTCATTTGGTGGAGCTACAGGAGCTTCAGACACTACGTCTGGGCGTATATATCTATCTCCAACTCCAGACAGCACCTACAAATTTAGAGTGCACTACAATAAAATGCCAGATACTTTAGAGTCTGGTAATACTACTAATTATATTAGTATGAACTTCCCAAATGGCTTATTATATTGCTGTTTAGCAGAGACTTATGGCTTCTTAAAAGGCCCAGCAGATATGTTGACATTATACGAGGGAAAGTATAAACAAGAAGTACAGAAGTTCGGTGGAGAACAAATTGGTCGAAGAAGAAGAGACGACTACACTGACGGTACAGTTAGAATAAAAGTTAATTCACCAACACCGTAATAAGGAGTTAAAATATGGCAAATACAAGCGCAATATGTTCAAGTTTCAAACAAGAACTTTTACAAGGTAAACATAACTTTGCATCATCAGGCGGTGATACTTTTAAAATTGCACTCTTTGATAGTAGTGCAACATTAGGGGCTTCTACTACAGACTATTCAACTTCTGAAGAAATTACAAATACATCTGGAACTGCATACACGGCAGGTGGAGCNNCTCTTACAAGATCAGGAGTTTCTTTATCNTCTACAACAGCGTTTACAGATTTTTCTGATGTAACTTATTCTTCTGCAACGTTCACAGCGAACGCAGCTTTAATCTACAACACAACAACAGGAACTGGATCAAGTACAACAGATGCAGTTTGCGCGATTGCTTTTGGTGGAGATAAAACTGCAACTAACGGAACATTCACAATTCAGTTTCCTACAGCAGACGCCACAAACGCTATCATAAGATTAGCATAGGAGGACCACTATGTCGGTTCAATCAGGTTGGGGTCGATTCACCTGGGGACAGGCTCAATGGAACGAAGATGCATTACTAGCTACAGGTTGGGGTGCAAAAGCGTGGAACGGTGGTGAGTGGGGTAATCTTGCTGACGAAACAGTTTCATTAACAGGTGTATCATCTACATTCTCAATAGGTTCAGGAACTAATATAACAGCTAATGGTCTAGTTGTTCCAACAGGTATTTCATTTACAGGATCCGTTGGTTCTATATCACCAGTAATTCCAAAAACAGTTGAACTAGCAGGGGTATCTTTTCAAACAACATTAGACACAGGTTCCGTTATTTCTGGAACAGCTCTTGTTCAACCATCTGGAGTTTCTTCAACTTTTGCAAACGGTGTAATTACACCTGCAGATCAAGTTATGGGTCTAACGGGTCAGTCAGCTACTTTCTCTCAAGGAACTGCAGTTGCACCAAACGAAGATGTAACTTTAACTGGACAATCAATAACTTCAGCTCAAGGAACTGCAATAGGATTTGGTGGTAGTATTGTTTTTCCATCATCATTCACTATTACATCAGCACAAGGAACAGCGATTGCGCCAAACAATGCACAAACTTTAACNGGTCAACAATTTGAATCTTCTGTTGGTGCTCTTGTAGGACTAGGTTCTGCAGTTGCTGATTTAACAGGTGTATCTATGACAGGATCAGTAGGTTCATTAATCATAGCAGATCAGGTTATGGGTTTAACTGGAGTTTCTACAACGGCTTCTGTAGGCACTATAACTCCAGCAGATCAGGTAGTTGGATTAACTGGATTATCTATGACTATGAGCATAGGAACACCATTTATTAAAGCTTACGCAGATATTGACACAGGAAGTAACACATCATATAGTAATGTTTCAACGGGTTCGAATACATCTTATTCGGATGTTGCAACAGGCTCAAATACAAGCTATAACGACGTAACAGGAGAAGCAGCTTAATATGGCATCGACATATACACCCCTAGGTATTGAA